GAGGAAAAATGAACACAGAACAACTAAAGGCACTACTTGCATCATACGGACGTTCAGTCCTTGCATCAGGCCTTGCACTATACATGGCAGGCGTAACAGATCCAAAGGATCTATGGACTGCACTTGTTGCAGCAATCGCACCAGTGGCAATTAGAGCAATCAATCCAGCAGACAAGGCTTTTGGTATCTTGCCAGATGCTAAGGCTGTAGAGACCGCTCTGAAGGCTGCTAAGGCACCTGTAAAGAAGGCTGCTAAGAAGGCACCTGCTAAGAAGGCAGCGCCAAAGAAGTAATATTTACTTACAGAATCGCCAGTCTAGAGATAGGCTGGCTTTTTTGTTTTACGAGTTAATTAAGTTTATGTACTTATCTCTTAATGACTCTGTTGAAAAATTAAGAAACCCAAGATCAAATGCCTCTTGTTTAATTAAACTATTTTTCTTTTCCATGTATTCATCAACTGTTTTTGCAAGTGTTTTTGGATCAACACCATATACATCAATAATAGCCTTAGCCTTAAACTCATCAATCTTATTTGCCTCTACCGTCCATTTATCAGGAAGGATGGCATTGTTTGGAGAAATGCGGGGCATAAAAACAGGTAGCCCACTAAGAAGAGCCTCATTCATAGGTAAACACAATCCAGCATATCTTCTAGGCAATACCATTGCATCATATCCAGAGTATAAATCTTCTGGTTCTTTTGTTGTATTAGTCTGAATAGTTAATCTTTCATTAGTATTTCTAATACCTAAATCAGTTTGAGTTTTAATTACAACTTCGTAATCTCCCTCAGAATACTTAAGCATCTCTATGACAGAATTAGTACCGTTTCTATCTTTAACTGCAGCCTTACCACCAATATGTAATATACGATTATGACTCTTTGACATATTGTTTTCTTTTGCATTCTTAAAGTTTTCGTGGTTTGTTGGTGGCGGTAGATAAACAACCTTACAACTATCGCCAAATTGTTCAACTATCTTATCCATATTCCATAGGCTTGGGGCAACAAGAACATCTGGAAGTGACCACTCTGTATGTACAAGGTTTCCAAAGAACTCATAGTTATATTGAAGTATTGTCTTAACTCCACGAGATCTTGCTATATCAATAAATCTTGGACTATAAAATGTTTCACAACTAATTACTACGTCAACATCTGTAATAAAATTTGCTATTTCAGCACTTGTTGGAAACCCTTTTAGTGTAGCAGTATAGTTGTACCCATCATACCAGTCAAAATGTTGTTTATTTTGATTAAAGAACCTTGAGTTAATAAGCATAATTTTATCAGGATTTAGCATCTTAACTAATTCTCTGGTTTGATTACCAAGACCAGTATCATCACATCTTGCAATTATTCCAATTCTCATTTTTCACCGTTTTCAAAAAATCCAGAGTCCCTTAGTTCTTTTTTAGCCTCTTCAATTGTTTTCCATTCCCAGTGATTATCGTCATTCGTAAACTTTTGAGTACTTTTTCTGCCATCTAAATGAATAACACGGCTTATGTTTTTTCCTTTATCTGGATAATATATAAAGATTTTGTGTGCTTCCCAATTTCTAATCTTAAACTCATAGTTGTCTTCTGAAGGTATTATTTGGTTTGGTAAGTATTCACAATCAGTTTGAACTTTTCCATAAATCTCATCTTCTATATAGTTTATTTCTTTGACATTCGGAAGTATAACTTGTTTGTAATAATTAGTTAAGGCAAGATGAGGGTTCTGACTCCACTGAACAGTCTTTAAGAAAATGTCTTCTTCTCCACACATCATATGCTCATGCTCTACAGGAACTTCTTCTCTTAAATAAAAACGTATCACGTTTGCTTTTTCATTACCAATTAGATCAAAACATTTTTGCCACTCTATTGGCCTATCAGTTCTTAATGGCAAGTCTCCTTCTATGTATAAAATTAAAGATGTTTCTACAAGCCCAATGGTTCTTTTCATCATTGTAGTTTGATGACTGTGCTTATCAAAAATTATTGGCAATACGTTTTTATATTCATGTAAGCATTTCCATAGAACTTTATTTTTGTATTCGTTATACTCATCTTCGTATTGTCTTTGTTCTTCTCTTATGCCATCTATTTGTAAAATAATTTCATTATTGGGAAAATGAAATCTTATATTTTTAATTGTTTCATCTATCACTTTAGTGCTAGGATGACTTGGTATATAAGAAGTTGGAACTACAATAGTAACATCAGTTATTTGCATTTATTTGTCTCATAATCTTTATAGAAAAGTCTCTCTTGTATTTAATCCACCAGCAAACTACTTGATGCATATTTCTTGGATAGTCAATTAATAAATCTGGCAGAACTTTTTCAAGATTATTCCAATTATCTAAAGACTTAACAGGAAATTCAGGACCAAACATTTTTATATAAAATTTTGTTTCTGTCATCGATGGATCTAGTTTATCTGCAATAGGTAGAGTTAATAACTCTATTGCTTCAAAAAATCTAAAGGTATCTATTACTGCTGCACCAGATGGACAGGGAGCAACTTTTGCACTTGCAAGTTTAGCGTAATAGTCTTTTGGTTTATCGCCCAAGGAAAACCCTTCTGTTGGTCCATATAGTGAATTTTTTAATCTTGGCATAACTGAGGCTAACTCTCTTCTTCTTGAGTGTGTTATCTGTCCCCCAAAGTATACGTCATATTCTTTTTCTTTATATTCTGGAATGTTATCTTTAAAGTGTTGTGGGGCACCTACTGGCATATGGTTATACTCCCCATGCTTTTTATGAGGGTACTGAATCCATATTTCAATATTAGGATGTTTAATTTCACTTACATTAAATTTAGCATTTTCATCACCATTAACAAATAAGACAACTCTTGATATTTTATTTAACTCTGCAGATATTTCTTTTTCATTACCAGCGTTTCCTGGACCAGGAATAACTACAAAGGCTCTTTCTTCTATTGGAAGTTCTTTTACAGTTATTTGCTCAATATGATTTCTATCAAATGTTTGCTTCAATAGTCCATAGTCCCATTTTCCGTCGGCAGAGTCAAGTGGGTTAATTGAATATAGATATGCTTTTATGTTACTCATTTTTAGTTCCATCTTGCATAAATTCAGAAGTGTCGCAAGCGGCACAGGTATTAATTTTTATATTTCCTACAACAGATGTAGATTTAAAAACATTTCCACAACGGCAGATAACTTTTATTTCAAAAAATTCTGTTTTGTTTTTTTTAGATTCTTGTTCTATCCATTGATTGTAGTAATCATCTGTAAAATAACCAAGACCGTTTTCTTTTTTGTCAAATGGATAAAAGAAAGAGTTGTATGGGTCTTCACTAGTTGATGGATATCTTCCCCATTTCTTATTATAATACTCTTTAGTTACACCCATATTTGGATCAACTCCTCCAAGTTTTAGACTATGGGCCATCATTGTATCTTTAATATCAATTTTAACCTTTTGCCACAGTGTTTTATTCTCTACAATTTTTTTCCAATGATCGTCATATTCTAATAAAAATGCTCTTTGAATTCTCATGCTATAGTCAAAGTCTTCGTAACCATATGGCGTAAAGTTGGTATCAAAAAAACCAACCTTATCTATTAAGGTTTTATGAAATGCTATAAAGTGCCATCCATAAACACCCATTGCCTCAACTGCGACATGTTCTGTATTCTTTAATATTTCAATAAAATCTAATCCACCAGGTTCACCAAATTTAACAGCAGCACTCATAACTATATACCAGTCAGCACCGTCATCATACATTTTTTGTATTCCAAGATTATGGCTTGCCGAAAACCCAATATTGTTTTCAGTATTATCAATTTCAAAAACATTTTCTAGTTTACATGTTGCCATGAGATTATCTCTAAAAGACTTAACTCTGTATGGAAGACCGACAACATACTTCATTTATTAAATATATCCTGATTTACCCAAGTTTTTGGTGTAAGATAATTTTTAATTTCAACTGGCAAATTAAAATTAAATGGTCCAGTGCCACGACTTTCCACCCACTCAACCATAGAAGTTAAGATTTCTTTTAATTCGTAGTGTGTCTCATAGTTAAGCAGTTTTCTTGCTTTTTCTGCTGAGCAATGCGCCAACTTTACTTCAGATGGTCTTGAGTCTAAGTATATTGGACTTAAGTCAAAATCAAGGATTGATGCAATTTCTTCTGCTAAATGATTGATAGTTATAAAATTGTCATCAGGACCAATATTGATTACTTCTCTATTGGCTACATCAGAAAAAATAACTTTATGAAATGGATCTATAATATCTCTTATGTCAGAGAAACATCTCTTTTGGTTTCCATCACCATAAATTATTGGTTGCTTGTTTTGTAGCATACGATTAATCATAATTCCAGCAACATTTCTAAAAGGGTCTGTATAGTTTTGTCCATGTCCAACGACATTGTGTGGAACTAAAATTACAAACTCCATTCCGTGTGTTTCAGAAAGATTTTTTAGCGTTAGTTCAAATGCATGTTTTGCTATGCCATATGGATCTTGTGGCTTAGGAGTCATATTTTCTGTAAACGGAAGAGTATCTTGCATACCATATCTTGCCATGCTTGATGTGTATACAAACTTTTTAACTCCTGCCTGTATCGCACAAGTCAAAACGTTCATAGAGTTACCGTATGTATTATCAGTAATAAATTTAGGAGAAAAAACAGAAAGTCCTTCGTGAGCAGTACATGCTGCATGGATTACAACTTCAATGTCTTTAAAGTCTTCCTTGGTTAGATCATTGCAGTCTTTATTGACCCATTTAATTTCTGAGGGTATATTATCAATATAGCCACCAACTAAATTATCTACTCCGATAATGTTATGATTTGAAAGGCTCCTTGCGATGTTGCTTCCCAATAGTCCAGCAACACCAGTGATCAATATATTCATTTTACCCTACCCCTTTTTAGTCTTATAATATTATAGCATAGGGTTTTGTGATACAATGTTTAAATGAATGATCTACTTGTCCTGGTTCCATCAAGAGGAAGACCCAAAAACCAAGAAAGGTTTTTAGAGTATTTTTTTAAAAATTCTACAATTAGCGATGTTTGTTTTATCCTTGACTTTGATGATGAATCTAACTACTCAAGGCTTGACAACGTTATCTATGAAGTAGGGGAGCCATTAATGCTTAATGAAAAACTAAATAAAGTCTCTAAAAAATATTATAATGAATATAAGTTTATTGCATTTATTGGAGACGATCACCTTTTGCAAACATATGAATGGGATAAAATTTTAATAAATCCACTATTAAAAAAAATTGGTATATCTTATGGAAATGACCTTTATAAAAAAGAAGAAATGCCTACATGCTCAGTAATAAGTTCTGAAATTATCAAATGTCTTGGATATATGGCACCACCAGAGTTAAAACACTCATATATAGATAAGTTCTGGTTAGATCTTGGCACTGCTATAGGGAATATAAACTATTTTAATGATGTTGTTTGGGAGCACATTCATCCAGATAACAAAAAAACTGAAGTAGATGAAACATATTTAAGAGGGTGGTCAAGCCAGTCTCAAGATAAGCAAAACTATGCGCTCTATAAAGACATTAGATTTTATGAAGATGTTGCAAAAATAAAGGAAATAATTTAATCATGAGTTTGATGTCTATTTTTGAAAAATTAAATAAGCCCACAGATAAAGGTACTTGTCACAACTATATTGAGATATACAATAAAGAGTTAGACAAAAAAGATAAAGTGGTTTTGTTAGAGATTGGCATCCATCACGGAGGCTCCTTAGTCTTATGGGATGAGTGGTTTAATAATGCAGAAATCTATGGGATAGATCCATATTTTGAATACAATGGAGTCTTGCCAGATGCCGTAGCCAAGTTACCATATAAAATTTTTACAATTGACTCAACATCAAAAGACCAATCTGTAATATTTAAAGATGAAATGTTTGACTATATTATAGATGATGGGGTTCATACCTCTGAGTTTCAAATAAAAACATTTGATATTTATTTTAATAAACTATTAACGGGTGGGAAATATTTTATTGAGGATATTGCATCAAACGAAGACCTTGTTAATCTTGAAGAACATCTACACAATTTTAATTATAAAGTAATTGATTTAAGATATCTTGGAAGATATGACGACTTAATGATTATTGTACAAAAATAAATTAAGAAATTCCAAGTTCTTCTAAAATTGCAGTCCACCTATGAACATATGTATGTTCTTTCTTTGTACGATTATGCCCATTGACTCTGATTCTTTCTCGTACCAAAGAGTTTTCAAGATACTGATCTATCTTATCTCTTAGGTCATTAAAGTTTCCATGCTTATAAAATACAACTTCATCAGGCATAAAGTATTCATCTAAGCCCTTAATTTCTGGGTAAATAGTAAACCCACCACGACCAGTAGACTCAAACAATCTATCACTAGTGTAATAAGGATACTCAAAACCTATGTTAAGACTATCTCCTACTGCAATCTTGCTCTTAGCATAGATACGGTTTAATGCATCACCACGAATAGTTCCAGTATCTCCATCTCCACCAACATGTAGGAATCGTTTGCCGTATGTCTTTCTTAAAAAGTCAATTAGTTCTGGACGATACTTATGTTCGTGGTGATATCTTTTACTGCCAACAAAAATAACATCGTACTCAAAGTTTTGTGTGTCATAGTCTGGGTGGATGTAACATTCTTTATCATACACTCCTGCAGGCATGAAGTGGCCTTTTACTGCGGTATTGTGATCAAACCAATCAGCCATAAGTTTATCTACAGTAAAGAAGTGTCCAATAGTTCTATAGAAACTGTCATGTTTCAAATCTTTCTGGCGATCTAAGCCAAACCATAAATCTAAATGATATGTCATTGTAGGAATACCAGCAGCATTTAATTGCTTAAGTACATCATCCATTGTAATGTTACCAACGGTTTCCCAGCCATGTGTGTGTACCCAGATAAATAAATCAGAGGTTGATGCTTTTTCTAGGATGGTTTGTGTCTTGGCCTTACGCTCCTGCAATTTTGTCACGGTATGGCCTAAAGACTCTAGACTACTAGCATGATGATTCTCACTACTATAAGATACTTCAAAATTGCCAAGAAAAACTATGTTAGCCAAGATTACCCCTTTGTTTTAAATCTAAAACAATTATAGCACGCCTAGAGGGATTTGAACCCCCGACAGTCTGGGTAGAAACCAGATACTCTTCCGCTGAGTTATAGGCGTTTAGTACATCTGGAAGGACTTGAACCTTCGGCTCTCTGCATATAAGGCAGGTACTCTAACCAACTGAGTTACAGATGTGTAGTACACCAGGTAGGACTTGAACCTACGATAGCCGAATTATGAGTTCGG